GTAGCTGTTCTTTGATGATTTTTACTTCACTGTCTGTGGGTTTTTCTTTAAAATGAATATCAAATGCTGTGTAATTTGATTGATTTTTTTGAGTCATAAATTCGGCTAGAATATCTAGTGCGGCATTAATTTCCGAATCCATGTCCATTTGTTCGTATTGATTATAACGTTCAACACGATTTGGGTGTCCAATATAAACTTCTGGTAAATTACTTTGGTAGTTTCTATAGCCAGGATCGGTCATACGGCTTGAACCGCTACCAATTGGGCTAACATTACTAGGAAAATTTGATGATTTAAAATACTTACGCCAAGTCATATGAAGGGTCTCTATTATCCTATATTTATTGCTTAGGCCATGCTATAAGCAATTCTTTCGTTTGACCGTGCGTTATCCTGTGTTGCGGTAACTAAATCATTTAGTTTATCTACCTGTTGTTGTAATACATCAATTTGTTCTTTATTTGCAGTAACGATTTGATTTTTCAAGTCATTCATGACACCGACAAAACCAGAAGTATTGCTCATTGCATTTTCTATGGCAGTTGCAACTGATGTTGGTAATTGTTCCAGTGTTTTTGTAGATTGTTGTTCTTGCATTTTTCTTGCAGCCATAACTAAACCGGAAGAATCGAATCCAGATGTCTTACCTGCGTATTCAACTGGTATTGTTTTTCCATTTTTAAGAGGGATAATTGCTTCTGGACCAGCTTCACCTACCCATGATAATTGAGTTCCATTTACAATGTCTCCATCTGCTCGTTTTGGTATATTGCCGATATTTCTGACTAATCTGTCTATTGCTTCTGTTGTGTCTTTGATTAGCTTATCAGTATCTGTTTCAATATTGCCGCCGCCAGCAGCTTTTATTATTGTAGCTATAGCCTGTGCTGTTATTTTTGCAGTATCTCCGATTAACACACTATATGCTGGTAGAGCTTGTGTAGCCAAAGCTCCCATAGTCACAGCAAAATCTTGTGCACTCTTATTTGCAGCAAGATATCCATCCACAATTTTACCCTGTGCGTTCATCATTCGTTGAGCGGCTAGTCTTGATTCCTCTACTTCTTTTGGGTCAATTGGTTTCATTGCACCAATAGCATCGTTAAATTTTCCAAGGTTTGCTACTAGTCCACCGGCACCAAATAATGTATTCAGTGATTCAACTCCGCCAGTAGCTTGTTGATATGCAATAGTTTGTTCACGTAATACTCCGGCTTGTTTTATAGTATAATCAGTCAAATCAGTACCACCAGCTTTAACCTTTTCAGCTAAATCTCTAATAAACTCGACTGCACGTGAATTACCAGCAATAACAGGGTCGGTAATAGTTCCACCAGCTAACTGTTGCATCAATGCAGTTTGAATATTTCCCTTAATTTCATCTGGAAAAACTCCCAATGCGGCGGCAGAATCGATAAATGCTTTACGTTGATTTCCGTCTAATTTTGCTAATAATGCACCACGCATACTTTCTTGTCTTGCTTTTTCCTGTAATGCTCTGGCATCTTTGCCGCTAAATTCAGCTAGTATTTTTAGATTACCTGCATAAGTTCTAGTACCTTCAGCTACCTGTCTTGCTTGTACATTATTGAATTCTTGTTGAGTCATGGTGGAACGAAGTACTTGTAAGTAACTTGCCATGACATCACCTTGTGCTTCAGTATCAAAACCTAGAGCACGTAGTTCCTGTCTATATTTTCTGTTTATACCGGATGTTTGTTGATAATCACTAACATTATCGTCCATGTATCCCATAAAATGAGAAAATCTTCTGGTAGATAATTCCATATTTTGACCAAGACCCATTAACTGCTCACGATTAGTTTTAACAACTTTAGTAAATTGATCTAAAGTTAAATGTGCCGCAGTTGCTATTGTTCTTATTTGTTCGATGCTTCCGGAAAAATTTCCACCCATCATGGCAAATTCATGCATAGTTCTTATAGAACTGGATAACTCTTTTGCTAAATGTTCATTAACAGTTTTAAGCACTCCTGCAGCAAGTTTACCAGCATCCTCACCTGCGGCAGCTAACATAGGACCAATTGGTCCAAATGATTCAAGTAATTTTCCGAATCCTTTGGATATTAAGCCCGTACTATCAGCAGCCAATGTTAACCCAGCGTTAAGAACACCGGCAGTAGTTGCTACTGGGTCAGTGAAAGTTGATGAGTTAAACGAACTAGCCCATTGTTTACTAATCATCGTTGAGGTGGATACTAGATCATGACCAAAAGTCATGGCATAACTTCCAAGGTCACCTACCGCCGAACCAGATTTTGTTAATTGATTTTGAAGTTCGTTGTATAATGAACTAGAGCTACTACTAGCCATCCTTGCACTAGTAGCCATGGCACTCATTGAACCAGTAGCATCGTCTGCAGTTTTGTCTATTGTTCTAAATGATTGTGCTAATTCATTATCAAAACGACGAGATTTTGTAGAAGATGCTTGCATAACACGCAAGAGTTCACGCATGGTGTTTTCTTCTGCGACACCATTAATTTCTACTCGTCCAACGCCAGGAATATCTGCTGTAGCCATTTTTACCCTATAAATACTTTATCAATTATATTTATGGAGATAAAAGTATGTCAATTCCGGCAGCCAACCCACTGTTTAAACATTTTCGCCAACCAGCGATATACCTAAGACTACCAAGTGGGGGGAGATTTTGGAATGAAACGGACATTGACTTACCTGTTACTGGAGAAATTCCGGTATACCCAATGACTGTAAAAGATGAAATTACGTTTAAAACACCCGACGCATTAATGAATGGCAGTGGGGTTGCTGATGTAATACAAAGCTGTTGCCCAAATATTAAAAATTCTTGGAACATCCCGTCAATAGACATTGACTCTATTCTAATTGCAATAAGACTAGCCAGTTATGGTAATAGTATGGATATTTCTAGTAAATGTCCTAACTGTAACGAAGAAAACGAAAATACTTTAGACCTTAGAATTCTATTGGATAATATTCGAATCGCAGATTACTCCCCAACCAATATAGATGGTTTGGTATTTCATTTTAAGCCACAAACATTCAAAAAATTAAATGAATCAAATTTAATTACTTTTGAGCAAGAAAAACTAATTCGAACTGTTACCAATAGTGATTTGACAGAGGAACAAAAGTTAGCTGAATTTAATAAGATATTCCCAAACCTAACAGATATGAATGTTATGGTAATTGTTAATAGTATTGCTGCTATTATCACTGAAGATGGTACTGAAGTAACTGATATCAAATTAATCAAAGAGTTTATATATAACTGTGATAGAAATGTTTTCAATACCATAAAAGACAAAATAGATAATTTAGGAAAACAACAAAAAATTCAACCGTTGAATATTACTTGTGATAGTTGTAATACTAACTATGAATCTGATGTGACATTTGAACAATCAAATTTTTTCGTATGAGGCTTTTGACCATGTCTGACCAAGACATGATAAACTATTTTGACAGATTAGAGAGACAGTCAAAAGCCTTAAAAGAAGAAACTCTAAGATTATGTTGGTATATGAGAGGTGGAATAACCTATGATGAAGCCATTTTATTGAGCTATTCCGAAAGAGAAATTATTAACAAGATTGTTAAAGAAAACTTAGAGACTGCAAAGAAGAGTGGATTACCATTCTTTTGAGATTGCTTCGCTACGCTCATCAATCTATTGGCTCGTTATCACTCGCCAATATTTTTTTAAATTATAATTAAAGAGTTTGTTTTAAATATTCATCTAGATACGATGGTCACTCTTTGCCCTTCCGCAGGGCAAAAAATTTTTCTAACGGTCTTCATCTGAGTAGTTAGATCACACAGCATTACGGGGATTGCAACGGCGGTTGTCCTGTACCGTGACCCGAGTTCTTTATATACAACGGCGGCTTACATAATACATGCTGGCGTATTGTGCAAACGTGCTATATCGCTATAGCGTCTTTTTAGCCTTTAAGAATCCTGTTCAAACAATCAAATGGCGGCATTTGCCATCTACATCCTTTCGGGTAGTGATTGAGTGCTCATTGTAGCGATGAGTCTTCCGTCCCTGTGTATATTTCAACCAGTTATCATGGGCACACGATTTACGCCTGTGCTAGCTTAACTACTTAATTTTCCCTTGATATGTGAGCCATGTACACGAACACTAATTTGTCCGTTATAGTAATCATCTGATTCTAAGACTTGGTGTCTGAATTGTTCTCTTGCCTCGATATAACTGCATTCTGATTTGGATTTGCAATAATAGAGGATTTCTCGTTTAAAGTTTTCGCTGCCTAATGTTTGTATATCTTTGTTTAGTTCGTCGTTTGAGCCATAATAAGTGAGCCAGTCTGAGTCTATTTTGCTTTTAATTTTCTTACGTTTTTTAGTGCCATTTTTTAATTTAACTACTTTATAATTTGTTTTTGAGAATTTGGCTAATTTTTTTCCAATGTATTTTTTTCCATTAGTCAAATTGGTTATCATGTATACAAACCCAACGCAGTCTTCTGGAAGGATTTCGATTTGTTGATTCTCAAATAGCCAAGTCATTGTGTACTATAATTTATCCTCCAAAATCGAAGTTACAATAAAAAGTCACTTCTTCAATACATGTATTTTGATTTATTGAGGTAGAATATTTAATAAAATTTGAAATATCCTCTAAATTTACACCATTTCCAGTCCATGTTGGACGACCACGACTAAGTTCTGTATCCAACCGATCTACAGTAATCAACGTAGTTTTAAATGGAACTTTATTTGCTTTAAAAGATGCAGTACACTGTTTACTTGCGTGTGATAAAGCTGCTTTTGCTACACGATAAGTTTCAAAACTAGGGTCACGTGCCACAATGTGTTTTTCCCCTACACTACCAATATTATAAATGTGTCCTGTTTTGTTATTTTTGCTCCACAAATCATATACGGATTCTAGTACATGTACTTGACCAAAGTTAGCCCATTCTTCTTGTGGGGGTCCGTCAAAAGCGTTGTTGATAAACACATCATACTCTAAACTTAAATTAGCAATAGCATGGTAATTTTTTGTGATATCAAGATCGTTTATACGACTAATACTAACGCCATTGAATGTTTCTACTAAATGTTTGCCTAACCCTCTGTTGCCACCAG